TACAATCAGCACAGTTACTGTTGCCGCTGGCGGCAGAACACGTGAAACTGTTGATGAGATTCGATTTGCTGCACCACTACAATACATTTCTCAGAATCGTGCTGTCACGAAAAACGATTATGTTAAATTGATCCAACAAAAATATCCTCAGTTTGAAGCTGTAAATGTTTGGGGTGGAGAAGAAAATGTTCCACCAGTTTTTGGTAAAGTTTTCATATCTGCCAAACCTAAAGATGGTTTCGAAATTACTGAGACCGAAAAAGATTTCTTCTTACAAAATGTTTTAAAACCAATTAGTGTATTGACTGTTACACCACAGATTGTTGATGTTGATTATAATTATTTGAAGATGATTTCCACGGTGTATTATGATCCAACAAAAACTATATTAGATTTGAACACTCTAAGAACCAAAGTTAGAACATCAATTTTAGATTTTTGTGATAGTAATCTAAACACCTTTAATGCTTATTTTAGGTCTTCTGCCTTAAAAACAGCAATTGACTCCTGTGACATTTCTGTTATTTCAAATGAATTGGAAGTTTTTATTGCCAAAAAGTTTAGGCCTAATCTTTTAACATCTTCAAATTATACTTTAGATTTTGGTGTTGAGTTGCAGCGTGGTACAACAAATGACAATTTCTATACAAGTCCAAATTTTACAATATTAGATGAAAATAATATTACTAGGTCGGCTTTCATTGAAGAAGTTCCATCATCATTTACTGGTGTAGAATCAATTACTGTTACCAATCCAGGTATTAATTATTCATCAACACCAACGATCACCATTCTAGGTGATGGCCAAGGCGCCAAGGCTGAAGCAACAATTATCAATGGTCGTTTGTCATACATTACAGTGATTAATCCAGGTGTTGGTTACACCACTGCGGCTATTGTGATTACGGGTGGTGGTGGTACATTGGCATCGGCATCGGCTGTGTTGGAAAACAGATATGGCCAATTACGCATTAGTTATTTCAAGCCAGAAGAAACTTCAAATCAAAGTGTTAAAGCAATCTTAAATTATCAAAACAATAATGGTGTTATGGGTCAGATTGATTACACACAAGGTAAAATTTACATTAATAATTTTAACCCACTTTCTGTAGCAAATGATTTCGATGAATTGTCTATACACATTCGTCCGTCAAAATCCGTGATTCATTCAGAAAAGAATAAATTGTTAACCTTTGATGTTAATGATTCCACTACAATTGTTATCAACATAGTACCAATAAAATAATGTCAGATGTAATTCTATCAAGTATAGTGGAAAGTCAACTTCCCGAATTTATTAGGGAAGAACATCAGCTTTTTGCAACATTCATCAAACGATATTATGAGTGGTTGGAGAGAAATGGTAACATTGTTTTGGAATCCAAAAAGTTGGATGATGCCAAAGATGTTGATTTGGCTGACAATGTTTATATCGAACAAATTCGTAAAGAGATTGCGCCATTTTTTCCGCAAGAATTGTTGCTCGATAAAGCCAAATTCTTAAAGATTATTGGTGAATTTTATCGTTCAAAAGGAACACCAGAATCGGTCAAGTTTCTTTTCCGCATACTGTACAACGAAGAAATAACAATCAGTTTTCCAAAAGAACAGGTATTACGAACTTCTGATGGTAAGTGGGTTCTTCCATTGGCCCTGCGTGTGACTGATGATGATGCAAATATTTTAGAAATTGAAAAGACAAAAATCATTGGACAAACATCCAAAGCAACTGCGATTGTTGAAAAAGCAATTAAATCGGTTGACCGACAGTTAGGTATTGAATATGTTGAATTGTATGTTTCAAATATTACAAAATTGTTCACTACTGGTGAAACGATTAAAACACATGTTACTGGCAATACACAAATTCAAGTTACTGCAACATTAATTGGTTCACTATCTGAAATTAAAATTGATCCATTAAATCGTGGTTTATATTACAATGGATATGATACAGAATTAGGTTATGACGGTGATCCGGTTACAATTGTCGGTGGTTTAAACACACAATCTGGCAATCCAGTTGGTGCCTTGGCAACAGTTGGTAATGTTCTAAGAGGTTCTCTTAAAAACATCATCACCAAATCCGGTGGTTTCGGTTTCAGATACAACTCAATTGCACCAAACTCATCCATTATTGATTTTAGGGGTGGATTTAGTGGAGGACTTTTAGGTTCGGAAGCCAAAGCTTTCATCTCTCTACTTGACGAAAATTATACACGAAATGTTAATGTTTCGGATGTTACTCTCGAAACTGTATATTCTCAATCTATAAATGCATTGGACAACAGTTCGAACACAAAAACGATTGGCCAAATTACAACATATCAAGATTTGGGTCTTTACAGTATTGCATATGTTGATCTGGAATCTCAAGGTGGTGGTTATAGACAAAAACCTGAAGTAGATATTTACAGTATGTATTTGGAAGATGCTGATGATTTATTGGTAATAACATCTTGTACTGCGGTTAAAGGTAGTAGCATACTCAGAGATTCGTCACAAGATTTAACGAACACATTTGAAGTCGGTGAAAAAGTCAAGTTGTTTGTAAAGAATCGATTTGAGGAAATTAGAACAATTACCGCAGTCACTAGTGAAACTATCACCTTAGATATTCCATTTGAAAATAACATCGATAACTTAGTGGTATATAAACTACTAAGAAAGAATCTTGATGCCTTGGGATCATTAGGACGTATTCAAGTTCTCAGCGGCGGACAAAATTATAATGTAGGTGAATATTTAATATTCTCATCCACTGGTGGCCGAGGCATTGGTGCTAATGCTCAAATTACTCAAGTACACGCTGCAAACAATGGTGTTAGAACTGTAGAATTTAATGAAAAAACAATTGGCGCAATAACTAATGTAACAATTTCTACCGCAGGAACAGGATACGGCGTTGGTAATACATTTACCGCGACCGGTGGAACTGGAACTTCTGCTGTATTGACCGTGCTGGCTGTTAATGGTAGTGGCAATGTCACTTCAGTTAACGTTTCGAATTCTGGTAAATACATCACAAGTCCAACGACAACATTAAATCCGTTCACATCAAATACTGGTTCAGGTTCAGGTTTTAGAGCAAACTTGACAATCAGTTACGCACCAGAAAATATTCGTGGTGGTGAAGGTTATGATGCTGCACACTTACCATTAATTACAATCAACACAGCTAATGGAACAGGAGCTTCACTAGTTGCCACAGAGATTCTCGGTGATGGTGAAGACCTTGAATTGTCAACAACTAGAATCGGATCAATTTCTTCATTGCGTGTTATCAGTTATGGTTACGATTATGTTTCCGCACCACAAATTTCATTGCGTAATGCAGACTTAATTTTATCAAATGTTACTGAAGGTCAAATCTTTGTTGCCAACACTAAAATTTATCAAGGCTCATCAAACACAAATACAACATTTGTAGCATATGTCGATAGATACGTTTCATCAAATAACCACATGAGAATTTATAATTACAGTGGTACATTAAATGAAACCACACAAATTAAATCGAACGACAATGCAGTTTCCGCAAATGTTATTGCAATATCATACTATGGTGATGGTAAAGCTAAGGCTACGGCTGCTTTCGAAAATGGTCTGATTCGTTATCCAGGTATTTACTTAAATGAAGACGGACAATTAAGTGCGGATAAGAAATTGCAAGATTCTACAAAGTATCATAATTTTTCATATGTTATCAATACAGAAAATGATTATATTAAGTTTAAGAAAGCTTTGAATGATGTTGTCCATCCTGTCGGAACTAAAACCTTTGTTAATAGAGTTAGTGCCAATGAAGCAGTTGCGGCCAGACCAAACAACACAACAATATTAATTTCCGTAAAAACTTTAGCCAACACATTCAATATTTCGAATGGTTCTAACAATATGGTTGCTACAGGCGCCTCGCCAAACCTGTCATCTATTATTTCTGTTGGTGATTACGTTACATTAACATCTGTTGAACGCAGAATTAGTGGTACGGTTAATATTGGTGCATCTTCTAATCTTGTTGTGGGCACATCAACAAACTTCATTAATGATGTGCAGGCTAATGATGTTATTAAATTGTCAACAGGAAACACATCAACTGTAACTGAAGTTTTAAACGCAAATACGATTTATACATATACAAATTTTCAGATTTCCAACAACACAGCAAATATCAGTTTGTTGTTTAATGACACAAAAAAGGTCACTTTTGTGAATGCTAACACCATTTTGGTTAGCACTAATTTTACAACAAATTCGACCTTTGTGGTAACATATCACCAAAAACTTGAATAAATAAAGACATGCCTTCAATAATTACCAAAAATTTCTCGACTGAGTTAGCTCAAGATTTCACCTCTCTGTTTGATATTGGTGCGAACGATTATTTGCCGCAAGATAAGAAGTCTTATATTTTTGCAGTGCTCGGCAAACAAACTCCATGGAACGCAGGAGTTGAAGTTGCTACTACACCAACACAAAGTATTCCAGGATTTGTACAATGCTGGGATAATGCTATTGTTGCGAAAAGAATGTCTTTGAATGACATTTCTTATGTTGTTCCTAGAAGAAACTGGACTTCAAACACTAGCTATTACACATATGATTCCGGTAACGCAAACTACTATGTTTTAAATAGTCGAGATCAAATTTTTAAATGTTTGGATAACAATAGTGGTGCAAGCTCAACCGATGAACCACAACTATTTCTATCTTCAACATCACTAGAAGAACCATATTTCCAGACTAGCGATAGGTATAAGTGGAAATATATGTACACTTTAAACACGGCACAAAAGGAAAGATTTTTAACTTCCGATTGGATGCCAGTTACCTACAATAAGTTTGTGCGGGCAGCTGCTTTGAATCGAAGCATTGATATTGTAAAAGTTACAAATACTGGTAACAATTATGTCAATGGTTCAACACAAGCAATCATATCAATTAACGGTGATGGTACTGGTGCAGTATTAAGAGCCAATGTATCCAATGGCCGTGTTCAGAACGTAATTGTTCAGAGTCGTGGCCTAAATTATACAAAAGCCAATGTGATATTTACAGACATTACAGGCGGCAATGGGTCTAACGCAGCTGCTACAATTTCACTCGCACCACAGAATGGTCATGGTTATGATCCAGTAGAAGAACTTTCAGCCAATACAATTATGTTGAATGTTGATTTTGCCGGCAACGAGTCTGGTGATTTTCCAGCAGAAAATGAGTTTAGACAAATTTCATTGGTTAAAAATCCATATGCTTTTGGAACATCAACCTTGGCTTCCGGTCAACTATATAATGTATACACGAAAATTAATGTGTCTCCAGGTATTGGTGATTTTAACAATGATGAGTATGTTTACCAAGGTGATACAATAGAGACCGCAACATTTTCAGCACAAGTTATTTCGTTTGATGAACTTACGAATAACCTATTTTTAAATAACATATTGGGCACATTTCAGCCAAACGTGACCATCAAAGGTAATTTGAGTGGTGCGATTCGAGTTGGTGTTTCAAAAACAGATCCGGAATTACAGTTATATTCCGGTAAAACATTAATGATTATTAATCAGCAACCTTTGACTAGGGATCCAGATCAAACGGATCGAATTAAATTTATATTGAGTTTCTAACGAGGAATACATGACAACTCTTTTCAACTACGACCCATATTTTGATGACTTCGATGAAGACAAGAACTTCATGCGGGTTTTATTTCGACCTGGATATGCAGTCCAAGCCAGAGAATTAACTCAAGCACAAACCATTCTCGCAAACCAGATTGAGAAATTTGGTAATCACATATTCAAAAGTGGTAGTCCAATCGTTGGTGGTAAAATCTCACTTGATGACCGAGCATATTATATTCAATTAAACACACAATACAGTGGTGAAGATATTGTATTGGAAAACTTTTTAAACAAAACAATCATTAGTTACAACACAACTAAAATTGTTCGTGCTAAAGTTATTTCGATTGATAATACTACAACAAATCCTATTTTAGTTGTTAAATACCTGAGTGGTGAAAAATTTGTTGAATCTGACGAAATAAAAATTTCTGGCCAAAACATTTTTGCACAAGCCGCGGCAACAAATGCTGTTGGTCGTTCATATGTTGCCAGCATACAAGAAGGCGTATATTATTTCAAAGGTCAATTCGTAAAAATATTACCTGAATTTTTGGTACTTGAAACATTCTATCGTTTAGGTTACGACACATCAACAATTAACGTGTTGCCATCATATAAAATTGGTATTGAATTTGACCAAGAAATTTATGATGAGATTGAT